CCGTTTGCGGTATAGCTGGGAGTAGTTGATGTCAAAGCGTGCTGGTTTCAAACTCGAAATGCTGGAAGATTTCAGCGGCGGGTTGAACCTGCGTTCAGACCAGTTCAATCTGGCTCCGAACGAAAGTCCAGATATGTTGAATGTTGATGTTGACCCTCGTGGTGGCATCAAGATGCGTCTTGGCGTGGTTAAAAGAAACGGGACTGTTTTAGCTTCAGGTGTTACGGGTTTAGGGCAGTTCACTCCTGATGGGGGAACTGCCCGAGTTATTTGTTCTTACGGTACGACTATTGCTCAATCTGCTTCAGGGGGAGCAGGTGACTTTGCAACAGTGAGCGGGATTAGCGTCACTAATGGTAACCGCATGTACGGTCAAACAACTAACAACAAGTTTTATGGAGTGTCAGGTGATGCAGCGTCATTTGTTTATGACGGAACTACGGGTTCTAACCTTGCATCAAATATTAACGGGTCTGCTGGTAATTACCCAATAGCAAAATATACCTGTCATTGGAACAACTTTGCGTGGGTGGGTCACACTAAAGAAAGTGGGACAGATCACAAAAACCGTATTCGTTGGTCAAAGGTCGATGATCCAGAGTCATGGCAAGATTATGACTATATAGATGTAAATGTTGGTGAACGAGGGGACATAGTTTCGGCTCTAGTTCCTTACGCTGACCGACTGCTTATATTCAAAACTAACAGCGTTCATGCGTTATTCGGCAATAGCACTGAGTCGTTTCAAATGGTGCCATTAAGCCAAGACGTTGGTTCTATATCAATGTCATCTCCTGTGTCTACCCCGTATGGAGTGTTCTTCTGGTATGACCGTCAAGGAGTTTGGGTATACAACGGGGAACGATTTGTGTGGGTGTTTGAGAAATTACAGCCAGCCATTGATGATGGCAGGTTGCAATTTACTAATCCCCCACAGCTTACTTGGTTTAAGAACAGGCTTTATGTTTCTGTTGATTGGTCTGAGACTTCAGAGCTTACGACTACCCGTCGTGTTCTTGTTTATGATCCAACTCTTGGTTCTGGTGGAGCTTGGACGATGACTGATATTGATGCAAATGTTTTGTTGGCGTTTGCTCCACCAAACGATCAACAAACTCTTCTTGGGGCTTGTTTAACAAACACTGGTCGAGTTGTAGAAATGGAACAGGAACGTCAAAGCGATTTCTATGGGAGTACAACTTCACATATAACAAGTTCTTATACGACTAGTTGGCTTGTTGGTAAGAACCCCATTGTTCGTAAACGGTGGGGTAAGCCTCGTATTGTTACGTCGTCTGATTCGACTGTTGCTTTAACTGCAAAGTTGTATGTGGATTATGACACTGCTGATTTTAAGAAGTCGATGCCATTTGGGGTACAAGGAAGCGCTGTTGCAGCAGCAACTTGGGCTTCTGGGGCAGGGCCAGCAGGTGGTACTGGGGTTTGGGATACAAGCCTTTGGGCTGGAGAACCGAACACAAGCATTACTCAGATTGAACGTTTGCCTACACTTGGGACAGCGAAGGCTATACAAATGAAGGTCGAAGGTCCTGTCAATGATGAGGCTTGGGAAGTGAATGCTATGGCGTTTACTTATTTACATAGGAGATTGCGTTAATGGCAACTTTTACTGCGCCGAACACGGCTGTAGCGGGTAACGCCATCGTTGCCAGTGAACACAACACTAACTGGGCGTACCTTAAACAATGGCTTGAAGGAGTTGCTGGGCAAACAGGAACTTATCCTGGGGTAGTCCAAAACACTGGTGGTGCAATTACTGGTGGTTTGACTGTTAGCGGTGCTTTAACAAGCGGAACTTTTACTTCTTCTGGGACAACAGGTCTTGGTGCTTCTAATGCTTTCTATTTAGATACAGCGCAAGAAAATACTGTTGGTCTTGGGGCTGGTACAAGTATTACTGCAGGTGTTGTCGGCGGAAAGCTGTTCGACAGCGGTGTACCAGTCGGAACCAACTCGAACACTCCGTACTCTACTAACCATTACCAATACTCCAAGTATGACACTGAGTCAGGCGGCGGTGGTGCTGGCGGTGACAGACCAAAGTCTCAATACCGTTTAGTTGTAAATGGTTCCATCGCAGTGATGGGCGACATTATTGGTTACACAGATCAGTGGACAGGGAATGGCGCTACTTACACTGCTGGTGACGGTACCCGTATTGATTGTCAATGGTTGAATGTTCGACAAAACGTGGATATTGCTGGAGCACTCAGAGTTAATACTGAAGTTGATTATGCCCGTATCTATATGGGTAATGACTACACAACTAATGAGGATTGGATTGAGTGGAACGACGCCATCTCGGTCGGCGGGACCAACATTGGTCCTGGGTTTAAGTTTGTTCACAACGACACTGACCATCTTGTTATTGCTGAATCGCAAGGTAAGTTGTCGCTCCACGCAGCGCAGGGTTGGCCGTCTTTGACAGGGACTACCGCTGTTATCACAACTGCGCCTGGAAATATTGGGCAACTTGGCATTAATTCTTCGTCGATTCGTTTCAAAGAAGACGTAGAAGATCTTGAAACCCAAGAGAACTGGACGAAACTTCGGGCGTTGAAGCCTCGTACGTTCCGTTGGAACGAAGAGGTAGCTACTAACTCTGGTTTAGATTACGAAACTCAAACTCCTGAGCTTGGTTTTATTGCCGAAGAGGTCCATGAGGCTGCGCCTGACGCAACTTTGTATGACGGCGAAGGCGACCCGATTGTTTATCGAGAGAAGTCGATGCTTGCGATGCTTGTGAAAGCGGTGCAAGACATCGATCAGCGATTAGGGGCGCTTGAATGAGCACAGGGGCAACATACGTTAATGACGTTGGTGGTGGTACTAACTTAATTTCGTATTCTGACGGTTTCAACTATCGAGGTACTTGGTCTTCAGGTACTTCTTATGCCGTTGGGGACGTGGTTGTATACAACAACGCTTCTTATGTTTCTCGTACTTCTCATTCAGGACAGACTCCTGCTACCAGTACTTCTTATTGGCAACTGATTTCTGGTGCTGGTTCGTCTGGTGGTCCTGGTGCTGCTGGGGCCGCTGGCCCAACTGGGCCATCGGGTCCTACAGGTCCAGGTGGGCAAACAATTCTTAGCGGAACAAGTGATCCAACTTCTGGTGTTGGTACTGACGGTGATTTCTATATAAATCTGACTACCGACTATTTCTTTGGACCTAAAGCGAGTGGTTCGTGGCCTGTTGGGTTGTCTTTGGTGGGGCCGCAAGGTTCGACGGGTCCATCGGGGCCGCTAGGTCCGCAAGGGCCTACTGGTGGTACAGGTCCGCAAGGCCCGCAAGGAGCGCAAGGCAACACTGGGAATACGGGGCCGACAGGGCCAACTGGTGGAACTGGCCCGACAGGCAATACTGGACCTACGGGAAACACTGGACCTACTGGGCCTACAGGCCCAACTGGTCCTGCTGGTGGTCCTCCTGGGCCTAATGGAAGTCCTGGTCCTACAGGCCCTAATGGACCTGCAGGTAGTACTGGTCCGACTGGTCCAGATGGACAAAGTAATGGTTTATTAGACGGCGGTTCGCCATCTGATACTTATGGAGGCATCAGTCCGATAGATGCAGGAGGCGTAACGTAATGCCGTTACAGATTCAATTCAGACGAGGAACTTATTCTGAATGGAATAGTTCTAATCCGACGTTGGCAGACGGCGAGTTTGCTTTACAAACCGACGCTGGTGGTGGGCAGGCCGCAGGCCAATTCAAAATCGGGGACGGTGCGACCGCTTGGAACTCACTTGCTTACGGTGGTTTAGTCGGTCCTCAGGGAGTAACTGCCGCAAACATCGACGGTGGTTTATCTAATTCGACTTATACTGTCATCAGTCTTGATGGCGGAACTTCAGGAGCACAGTAATGGCTGTAATCATCCAACTGCGGCGTGACACTGCTGCAAACTGGACATCAAACAATCCTACCCCTGCGGCAGGAGAATTTTGTATCGAAACTGATACAGATTTCTATAAGATTGGGGATGGCGCTACAGCGTGGACCTCTCTTGGGTATTCTTCGCTACCGTCTGGTTCTGCGCCGTTGGCTTCACCTGCGTTTACAGGTACGCCAACTGCGCCTACTGCTGCGGCTGGCACAAACACGACTCAGTTGGCGACAACAGCATTCGTTGAAGCGAAGCCGAGTACCTCGACTCTGGAAGTGCAGGTGTTTAGCTAATGGCAACATTCACGAAAGGCATTCTTTCTGGATCAGATGAGGGGCAGGCTTTCGGTCTGTCCACGGGCGGTCACGAAACAATTCACACAGGCCCAACTACGGCAACGTCATACGACGAAGTGTGGATGTATGTATCGAATGCTTACACAGCGGACGAAGAACTATATCTGGGTTGGGGTGGAGGCGGTGGAACACCTGCGAACCAGATGCGTTTCACGGTTCCAACTAAAGCAGGCTACTACTTAGTTGTTCCTGGGTTAATCCTTAAAGGAAACGCTTCACCGCTCATCGTCACGGGGTATGCGTCAACAACGAATCGACTTAATCTTGTGGGTTATGTGAACCACATTACGGCATAGGACAGAAATATGGCTATCGAAAAGATTTTACTTTCAGGTGGTGGAACTGACGGCGGGAATCTTGCGTCTGATGGAAACAACCAGACTATTCATACGGCTTCGTCGGTTGCTACCGAGTTCGATGAAGTATGGATTTGGGCCACCAATGTGGATGGCTCTGCCGCTGATGTGGAAGCAACTGTTGGCTGGGGACGCGCAGGATGGACGGCATCGAACATGCTGTTTACGATTCCTAACAACAATGGTTGGTACCTTCTTGTCCCTGGACTCGTCCTACAAGGAAGCACTGGTACACCCAAAATCGTGAATGTCAATGCGGCTTCGGGCGACATCA